CCTTTACAAAATAAAAGAAAGAAGCAATTAGAGGCATTAGGCTTTCTAGTCTATTGCCTTGATGATATAGAACAGATTGGAGGGATACTTAGTGAAATACAAGCCACATGAATACCAAAGCTATGCCACTGAATTCATTTTATCCCATCCCATATCGGCTGTATTTCTTGAAATGGGTTTAGGTAAGAGTGTGATTACCTTATCTGCCATATTTGATTTATGTTTAGATAGCTTTCTCGTATGTAAGGTGTTAGTCATTGCGCCTTTAAGAGTAGCAAGGGATACATGGCCTGCCGAAATCAATAAGTGGGATCACTTAAAAGGACTCTCTTACTCGGTGGCAGTGGGAACAGAAAAAGAAAGAATCGATGCCCTCAAGAAACAATCAACACTATACATCATTAACCGTGAGAACGTAGATTGGCTGGTTCATAAAAGTGGTATTCCTTTTCATTTTGATATGGTGGTCATTGATGAGCTGTCATCCTTTAAGTCTTATGGTGCAAAGCGGTTTAAGAGTCTACTCAAAGTAAGACCCTCTATAAAAAGAATTGTCGGTCTTACCGGAACTCCCTCCAGTAATGGATTGATGGATTTATGGGCAGAGTTTCGCATTCTTGATTTGGGTCAAAGGCTAGGACGCTACATTAGCCATTACCGAAACACCTATTTTAAGCCAGATAAGAGAAACGCTCAGATTGTATTTTCATATAAACCACTGCCCGGTGCTGAAGAGGAAATCTACAAACAAATATCAGACATCACCATTTCTATGAAATCTACCGATTATCTCAAAATGCCTGAATACGTCAGCAATGAAGTTTTCGTCACTTTAAGTGATAAGGAGTGGAAGGTTTATTCGGAATTTAAGGAAGACATGGTGGCTAACTTAGGCGATGAAGAAATTGATGCGGTTAATGCAGCCGTCCTTTCTGGGAAACTGCTACAGATGGCAAATGGTGCAGTATACGATAGCGAAAATAAAGCTCATGTGATTCATGACAAAAAGCTAGATGCCTTGGAAGATTTGATCGAAGGAGCAAATGGGAAACCGGTCCTTGTTGCTTATTGGTATAAGCATGATTTAGAGCGGATTAAAGAGCGATTTCCGGTAAGGCAAATTCAGTCATCAAAGGATATTGAGGATTGGAATGATGGAAAGATACCCATTGCTGTTATTCATCCAGCCAGTGCCGGTCATGGTCTTAATCTTCAAAGCGGCGGTTCAACGCTTATCTGGTTTGGTCTGACCTGGTCACTAGAGCTGTATCAACAAACCAATGCAAGACTTTATAGGCAGGGTCAAAAGGATACAGTTATTGTTCACCACATCATCACCAAAAACACCATCGATGAAGACGTACTGCTTGCTCTTACTAAAAAGGAGAAAACACAAGACGCCTTGATTGATGCGGTAAAGGCAAATTTAGAGGTGATGCGATGACAGAACCTTATCAAAATTTAGCCAATGCCATTATCTTAATGGCTGTTAAGGATTATAGAAACGCATTAAAGAAACTAAAGAAACGTCCTAGTTATGGACCGGCAGATGATATAAAAAACGAGGTGGAGAGGTTCTTCCGCTCTGATTGGTATAGAGAACTTACCTCTGTTGATGGGAACGTCCTAATCAAAAAGCTACAAGCGGAGGTGAGCGAGTAATGAAAGCAAAAGAATATTTACATCAAGCCTACAGGCTAGATAAACGAATCCAATCCAACATTGAGGAAATGGAAAGGCTAAGGGAGTTATCGACCAGTGTTTCCTCCCCTAGCTGGGGTGAGAGAATACAGAAGGGGCGGCATACCGATGCTTTGTTTGTCAGATACCTGGAGCGAATTGAAGAACTTCAAATCAAGATTAATGATGAGGTGGATCATCTTGTAGCACTGAAAGCAGAGATTCGAGATGTGATTAATAAAGTAACGGATATCGATGAACGCATGGTGTTACGTTACCGTTATGTTCATAACTTTACTTGGGAGCAAATTGGTGATGAGCTGAACGCTGATAAGAGTACCATTCGCAGATGGCATGGCAATGCCTTAAATCATGTGGTTGTACCTGAAAATCCAATTGTTATTCAAAAGTTGAACAGCAATGAGCACTTTTGAGCAGAGATAAGCACCTCATCTTCATGTTACATTATAATCAGCAAGATAGAATACTTACCAAGCCTTGTGGGATGCGCCCTGCAGGGCTTTTTCTATGGCCAGAAAGCGAGGTGATGAGGTGCCAAGAAAACCGAAACGACCATGCAGTACACCAGGCTGTCCAAACTTAACCGATGGTCAGTACTGTGATGACCATAAATTAATAGAACGTAGACGCTATGACAAATACCAACGGTCAAAGGATGTCAACAAAAAGTATGGCAGAGCCTGGAAAAGAATCCGTGACCGCTATGCACAAGAGCATCCCCTGTGTGAGATATGTAAGGAGGACGGCAGACTGACTCCCACTGATGAAGTGCATCACATCCTCCCTGTTTCTCAAGGTGGTACACACGATAGAAGTAATTTGATGTCCTTATGTAAATCCTGTCACAACAAGATTCATTTAGAACTCGGTGATAGACAGATTCGTAGGTGAGCCAAGGGGGAGGTCAAATCTCTAGACCTCTTATGGCGGACAACGGCCTGGGGCTTCGCGTGTAAAAATCAGAAATCAAAGGGGGTATTAAAGACTTTTAGAAAAGTGGGGTGAAAACATGGCGAAAGACGGTACAGCAAGAGGCGGTCAGCGTGTTGGTGCTGGAAGAAAACCAAAGGCTCTAACCGACAAAATTGCTGATGGCAGATTAAACGGGGTTCAAGTACTGCCGGAGCCAGCAGAAATGGAAGGCACGGATGTTCCTCCAGTAAAAGATTATTTAAAGGCGGCTCAGAAAAACGGTAAAGACCTCTGTGCAGAAGATATTTATATCGAAACTTACAAGTGGCTGAAAGATCGTAGCTGCGAAATGTTAGTAAACAACCAGCTAATCGAGCAGTATGCCATGAGTGTTTCTCGTTGGATTCAGTGCGAAGAGTGTATTTCAGAATATGGATTTCTTGCAAAGCATCCAACCACTTCAGCTGCCATCGCATCACCTTATGTTGCGATGAGCCGTGAATACATGAAACAGGTCAACCAGTGTTGGTATCAGATTTACCAAATTGTAAAGGAAAACTGCTCTGTGGAGTTTGGAGGCAGAAGTCCACAAGATGATTTGATGGAGCGGTTATTATCTGCTCGGAAAGGAAAATAAAATGAATAAATATAGAACGTGTGAAAGTGTATGTAAAGGTCATCCCGATAAATTATGTGACCTTATTTCAGATAGCATTTTAGATGCGTGTTTAAGAAAAGATAAATCCTCTCGTGTCGCTTGTGAGGTGATGGCAACCAAAGGACACATCATTGTTGCCGGTGAGATTACCTGCTCAAAGAGAATTGACATTAGAGGTGTTGTCCGCCGTGTTCTTACGGATGTGGGCTACAATCCTAGAAAGTTTTTAGTCTTTGTCTATGTCCATCAGCAAAGTAAAGATATCGCAGGTGGTGTGGATCAAGCCTTGGAATCTCGTGAGGGTGATACGTCATGGTATTCCATGTTAGGAGCGGGTGACCAAGGCACCGTTTATGGCTATGCCACCAATGAAACTAGTGAGAAACTACCTCTCCCCTTAGTCTTATCTCATGCCATTTGCGAAAAGCTGGATAAGGTGATGAAGAATGGCGTAATCAAAGACATTGGCCCAGATGGTAAGGCTCAAGTTACAGTAGAGTATAAAGATGATAAGCCAAAGCGGATCAAGACCATTGTTGTTTCCGTTCAGCACGGTGCTGATAAAGACTTAAATGATTTAAGGAATGGAATCATCTCTCAGGTGCTTTGGCCTGTCTTTGAAAAATATCCATTTGATGATGAAACGGAGATACTCATTAATCCAAGCGGGCGCTTTGTGGAAGGTGGACCTGCCGCTGATACAGGATTAACAGGCAGAAAAATAATGGTGGACACATACGGCGGCATTGCATCCCACGGGGGCGGTGCATTTTCAGGAAAAGACCCGACAAAAGTTGACCGCAGTGGTGCCTATATGGCAAGGGCGATTGCAAAGAATATCGTTCGATGTGGCTTTGCTAAGCGATGTCAGGTAGCGATTTCCTATGCAATTGGAAAAGCAGATCCTGTTGCTCTTGAGATTGATACCTTTGGAACAGGGTCGATTGAGGAAAGTATCCTTTGCCGTGCTGTGTTAGATGTATTCAATCTAAGACCTGCAGCCATTATCGAAAAGTTAAGGCTGACCGATGTCATTTATGCGGATACTGCTACCTACGGTCATTTCAGATATGGATTGCATTCTTGGGAGTTTTTAGATTGCTATAAAGAGCTAAGGGAGGCGGTAAAAAGGTATGTTGATTGAAAAAAAGAATACAAAAGACCTGCTTCCTGCTAAATACAATCCTCGTAAAGATTTAAAGCCAGGTGATGCAGAGTATGAAAAGCTGAAACGCTCGATTGAGCAGTTTGGATATGTGGAGCCGGTTATCTGGAATAAGGTGACAGGCAATGTAGTAGGTGGCCATCAAAGACTTAAAGTACTCATTGATATGGGTATATCAGAAGTTGAATGCGTCATCGTTGAGATGGATGAGGAAAAGGAAAAAGCCCTCAATATCGCTTTAAATAAAATTAGCGGTGATTGGGATAAGGATAAGCTTGCCCTTTTGATTGCTGATTTACAAGGTGCAGATTTTGATGTCTCGCTTACTGGATTTGATCCTAAAGAACTGGATGACTTATTTAAAGATACCATTAAGGATGGAATTCACGATGATGACTTTGATGTGGATGAAGAATTAAAAAAGCCAGCAATCAGTAAAATTGGTGACATATGGACATTAGGTAGGCATCGACTCGTATGTGGTGACTCCACAAAAAAAGAAACCTATGATGTGCTGATGAATAAAAACAAGGCAAATTTGTGTGTGACAGACCCTCCCTACAACGTAAATTATGAAGGCTCTGCAGGGAAAATCAAAAACGATAATATGGCAAATGATGCCTTTTATCAATTCCTCTTAGATGCCTTTATTAATATTGAAGAAGCATTAGCAGACGATGCCTCCATCTATGTATTTCATGCCGACACCGAAGGGTTTAATTTTAGAAAAGCCTTCTCGGATGCCGGTTTTTATTTATCCGGGTGCTGTATATGGAAAAAGGACTCCCTTGTACTTGGGCGTTCACCATATCAATGGCAACACGAACCAGTGCTTTATGGCTGGAAGAAGAAAGGAAGACATCAATGGTATACGGGAAGAAAAGAAACTACCATATGGGAGTTTGATAAGCCAAAGAGAAATGGTGATCATCCTACGATGAAGCCAATTCCTCTTCTTGCCTATCCTATTTTGAATTCCTCTATGAGTAATACAATTGTACTCGATCCCTTTGGTGGAAGTGGAAGTACATTAATTGCTTGTGAGCAGTCAGAGCGTATTTGCTACACAGTGGAACTAGATGAGAAGTTCTGTGATGTTATTGTAAAACGCTATATTGAGCAAGTCGGCACTTCAAAAGAAGTAAGTGTTCAAAGGGACGGACTCACTTATAAATATGATGAATTGGAGGTAGCCAATGAATAAACTGACCCTAGGCAGTCTTTTTGACGGCTCGGGCGGTTTTCCTTTAGGCGGTTTAATTTCCGGTATTACCCCAGTATGGGCATCGGAAATTGAACCGTTTCCTATTAGGGTGACAACCAAAAGGCTGCCTTTTATCAAACATTATGGAGATATTTCTTGCATGGATGGCAGCAAGATAGAGCCAGTAGATATCATTACCTTTGGCTCCCCTTGCCAAGATTTATCCATAGCAGGTAAGCGTGATGGCTTGGATGGGAAACGTTCAAGTCTTTTTTATGAAGCCATCCGAATCGTAAAAGAAATGAGGTGTGCAACAGATGGCAAAAAACCAAGATATATCGTCTGGGAAAATGTGCTTGGAGCATTCTCCTCAAACAAAGGAGAAGATTTCAGATGTGTCCTTGAAGGCATCTGCCACATCGAAGATGAAACCATATCAATTCCTAAAACTGATAAATGGAAACAAGCAGGAAGTATCGTGGGAGATTATTTCTCCCTTGCCTGGCGAGTGCTGGATGCTCAATACTGGGGAGTTCCCCAACGAAGAAAACGAATCTTCCTTGTCGCAGATTTTGCAGGTGGGGGTGCCGGAGAAATACTATTTAAGTCAGAAGGCTTGTCTGGGTATTCTAAGGAGAGCATCCGCTCGTGGCAAGGTGCTACCAGCTATATTGCAGACAGCACTGGAGAGGCAGGCACAATCTGCTTAAATGACCAGGGCGGTAATCGTATGGATGTGACAAAGGATATCACTTGTACCCTACGTGCTAAGTCAAATCATCCACCTTGTGTTATGGACTCGGCTGTTTTTGATAATCACGGAAAGGATACTCGTTTTAGTGGGCCGATTGATGTTGCACCAACTATTTCTGCTACTTATGGAACAGGCGGCAACAATCAGCCATTTGTTGTAGAGAATTCTAAGACTTATGATGTGCGATTTACCTCGGAAGGAACTGTAAATGCTCGTTCCAATGTTTACGAGAGTGACACGGCAAGAACGATTGATACGTCAGGTAATGCACCGGACAGCAATCAAGGTGGTATTGCAGTGGTGGAATCTTATGGTTTACAAGGTTCTATGATAGGACGGGCAGACAAGAATGGTCCTCAAGGTGATGGTGTGAATGAGGAGCTTAGCTTTACTCTAAATACTGTAGATAAACACGCTGTGGTCTATGCCATTGATAGGGAGTCATTTAACTGCGGTCAAAACTATGCTAGAAACCTTGGAATTACTGAAGATGGAATTAATTCAACACTGAAGGCACAAGGTCCCAGTGCTGTTGCAACTCCTACCTTCAGAGCGTATTTGCTACACAGTGGAACTAGATGAGAAGTTCTGTGATGTTATTGTAAAACGCTNTTATCAGTATTCTCTAGAACACAAGAATTCTGATGAAGCAGGATCCGATATTTATGTTATTAGAGATGGTCAGAAACTCACTTATACAGAGGTTATAGGGTTAAAAAACGAAAAAGAAATGGAGATATGACGACTCCATTTCCCTTTTCATTTTTCCTGATAAGTTGCATAGCTATTTCAGGCCATAAAGCCGTTTGATGAGTTCATCATCATCAATGTTATATCTTTCAGGGTTTAAAAATTCTTTGAGTGTACTGTCCTCTGGAATAGCACTTTCGATTGCTTTTCTCTTTTGTTCCGTATCAGCATAAGCATAAATCAAAGTTGTTTCAAGCCTCGAATGACCAAGCCACTGTGAAATAAGTGGGAGAGGAACACCGCTCTGATATAAGTGCATTGCTATAGAATGGCGAAACATATGGGGATGCACATTCTCTGGCATTGTAGGTTCCTTCGCCCTTGCTTGGATTCCATAATTCTTTATGAGTTTTCGAACATTGTCCTCTGTCATCCGCGTATGTTTATGAGCATGCACAGAATAAAACAAAGTATCATTTGAATACATGTTGACTCCTGGATGAAACATTCTTAAATAATTGTTGAGATGCTCTACTAACTTTTCCCTCATTGGAATGCATCTTGTTTTTGATCCTTTTCCATGCAAAGTTGCAATGTTTCGCGTATCCAGGGAAAGGTCACAGATTCTTATATTGACTAGTTCTTGTACTCTAGCCCCTGTTTGATAAAGGAAGAGCAAAAGAAATGAATCTCGCAGACCTTTACGAGTAGATGTATCCGGCTGTGAAATGATTGCTTCGACTGCTGGTACGGTCATATATTCGACCGGCTTAGTTGATACAGCTGCTTTTGGAATCACCTGTATCTCATTCCATATTGCAGCTGCTTCGACATTGCAGGTTGCTGCATATCTTAGGAAAGCACGAATGCAGCTACGTCGATGATTTCGTGTAGAAACTGAACATTTCCTCTCTATCTCTAGATTATCGAGATACTCTGCTAAGGATTTTCTATTTATCATTGAGAGGTTAACTTCATACAATTTTACACCATTTATGTCTTTTAGGTATTCAAGATACTGCTCCAATACCGTTTGATAAGTGCGAATTGTCGCGGTGCTACTTTTTCTCATATTGGGTAGATAGGATTTAAAGTAGTCTAAGATGATTGTAAATAACACATTTTTCTTTAATCCCATATCGACACCTCCGGAACAGAGGAATCAATCATACCCCAATTAATTCCAGGTGATGATATTAACCGTTCAGGTAAGATATGGATATAGTAAGCAGTATCTGAAAAATGCTCATGGCCCATATAAGTGCGCAGATATGGAAGCATTGTAAAAAGATCTACCCCCTCATTAATCCAGCGCTGAAGTGCAGCTGAGGCAAAAGAATGTCTAAAATCATATGGTCTCAGCATTGGCAAATATTCTGCGTCAATCATAGGATTAGCCATTTTCCAGCATCTATCACAAACCGCACCAAGTTGCTGCGACGTATACTTAGTTCCATCAATACGCGGGAAAAAATATGGGGTTCTAACAAATATTTGTGTTCTTCGCTCAACGTATTCATTTAACAGCTGTAGCATATCATCAGATACAACGATAATTCTTTGCTTCTTTCGCTTGTTAACTCTGATAAGAATCTCACCTGTTTTGAGATTAACATCTGAATCCTCCAAACTGCAAGCCTCTTGAGGTCTTAAGCCAGAGGTATAAATGAGCCTGAAAATTACTGGAGCAACTTCAGCGACAAAAGCATCACCACAGTGCCACGACTGCAGCCGATCAGCTGCATCAAAAAAATCGGCAAGTTCTTTAGATGATAAAATATATGGCACAAAGGTTCGTTTTGTTCGATAAAGAAAAGTTGGTATAACATACGAATCATATCCTAATCCCTTTAAGTATTTAGCAAAAACTCTTAAAGACTGGGACCTACCAGACATATCGATAAAGCCATTATTCTGTTCATACTGCAACCAATCATCAACTAATGCTTTGGTTAGATTAGCTGATTTTACGGTTGTTTCCATACAATACTGATCGAACCTTCGTAGATATTTTATTGTGGTTCCTGTTGTGAAGCCTTGAGCTTCTCGAAATTCAATGAATCCGTTAATTGAACTAGAGAAAACACTTTGGAAGGTGTAGTTCATTCGCTCCACCTCCTCGGTCTTATCCCATCGAAATCAAGTGCACACACTTTTAGATTTCGAGTGTCCAATGCAATATATTGCTTCGTGTTACTTATATCTGTGTGTCCTAGAACTTGAGAGACAGTTGTTACAGGAACTCCTGCAACAACAAGATTTTTTCCAACGGCTCTTCTTAATTGATAGAATCCACCTTTTCCGTTGATGCCTGCACTTTTCATATATTTGGTATAGGCACTACCAAAACTACTGCCTGCTTTGATAGGACGAATAGGTGCTTGATGACTGAGAAACACATGAGGATCATCAAACTTTGGACGGCCGTTAATAATGTAATCTTTTAATGCTTCTCCGACATCAGTGGTAAGAGGCAGTGCTAATGGTTTTCCAGTTTTGTGCTGAGCAATACGGATTTCTCCTCGTCTCCAGTCAATGTCGGTAAGTTGAAGTTTTTTGATATCAGATATTCGGAGTCCGAGAACAACCCCAAGCATGATTGCAGCATAATCACGTTTTCCTATAGCTGTATTAAGATTTATTTGACGGATAACAGCAGCAATATCATCTGGTAACGCTGCTGGATGAATCTTGTTTTCAATGGCAACTTTAAAGTCGAAAAATTCTTCAAATGTGCTTTTCGTGTAATTGTTTTCGTAAAGCCATATATGGAAACGTCTTAGCTCTGATCTGAAATTTGGAATCGTTTTGCTTTTTAGATTCTTGCTATCTTCTAGGATGAACTGTCTTAGATCTGTCACCTTTGCATCACTGAAAGAAGCAATGCCATGGTTAGAAAGCCAGTACGCATAACGTTTAGGCGCCCATGCTCGACTTTTGCGTTGCTGTTCATTCTTCGAAACATCTTCTGTGTAGCTGTTGATAACTCTAACAAATGATTCTGGAAACGGTAACTTAGGAAGTGTAAAACGATCAGCATTAATTACACCAGATTTGCAATACTCCAGATATTTACGTATGAACCATAAATGTTCACGTGCAAAATATTGTCCCATTGCATCTCCATTAAGTCTGTCTTGAAGCCCATTTGTATACGCATCTGTTAGGGTTGAATTTAACTGTGTGCATTTGTTTTCAAGATGATAATGAATGAGACGGGATAAAGCAGCTGAAGCAATATTTTTGCTTTTGATACTGTACCCAACTCGATTCATTTCATCTAAAAACTTCTGTGCAGAATCCTGAATTGTGTCCATGGTGAAAACCTCCTTTTTTTTGGTATCACCATTATAACAACAAGTTATCAGGAATTTTTGGAATTATATAATCACATCTCTAAAATAGCAATGTCACTGTATTTTAGGCACTGACCATCTCTAATAACATAAATATCGGATCCTGCTTCATCAGAATTCTTGTGTTCTAGAGAATACTGATAATACCTTTTGACGATAACGTCGCAGAACTTCTCATCAAGTTCGATGGTGAAGCAGGAGCGGTCAGACTGTTCGCAGGCGATGAGCGTTGAACCGCTGCCACCAAAGGGATCGAGCACCAGCGTGTTGCTCATGCTGCTATTCATAATCGGATACGCCAAGAGCGGGACCGGCTTCATGGTCGGGTGATCGCCGTTTTTCTTAGGTTTATCAAACTCCCAGATGGTGGTTTCCTTCCGGCCGGTATACCACTGATGCTTTCCGGTTTTCTTCCAACCGTAGAGCACAGGCTCATGCTGCCATTGGTATGGAGAGCGTCCTAGTACCAGCGACTGTTTCTTCCAGATGCAGCACCCGGACAAATAAAAACCGGCATCCACAAAGGATCTCCTGAAATTAAGCCCTTCGGTGTCGGCGTGGAATACATAGATGCTGGCGTCATTCGCCATGACCGCTTCGGTGTTTGTAAAGGCATCGAGCAGAAAGTTATAGAAGGCGTCATTACCCATATTGTCGTTCTGGATTTTCCCAGCGCTGCCTTCATAGTTGACGTTGTAAGGCGGGTCGGTGATCACGAGATTGGCTTTGGCACCGGCCATCAGCAAATCAAAGGTATCTTTCTTGGTGCTGTCGCCACAGACCAGTCGGTGTCGACCAAGGGTCCAGACATCACCGAGCTTGGTGATGGGCGGTTCCTTTAGCTCTGCCTCTACATCAAAATCGTCATCGTGGATGCCGTCTTTGATACTATCTTTGAAGAGATCATCAAGTTCGGCCGAATCAAAGCCTGTGAGCGATACATCGAAGTCCGCGCCCTGCAAATCTGCAATGAGCAGAGCCAGCTTTTCTTTATCCCATTCGCCGGAAATCTTGTTCAGCGCGATGTTGAGAGCCTTTTCCTTCTCGACGTCCATTTCGACCACTACGCACTCAACTTCGGTGATGCCCATGTCGATGAGCACCTTCAAACGCTGGTGCCCACCTACAACACAGCCGGTCACCTTATTCCAGATGACCGGCTCGACGTATCCAAACTGTTCAATTGAGCGCTTCAGCTTATCGTATTCCGGATCGCCGGGTCTTAAGTCCTTGCGGGGATTGTAGTCCGCAGGCAGAAGCTCGGTGGTTTTCTTTTTCTCAATCAGCATATTTTTTTACCGCCTCTCGTAGTTCGTTATAACGGTCCAGCCATTCCCAGCGAGAAAGTGTTCCACTGAAATGGCCATAGGTTGCTGTATCTGCGTATATGGGATCGCGCAAAATCAGCGTTTCGATGATCGCCGCTGGACGCAGGTTAAAAACCTCGAGGACCGCTTTTCGAAGAATTTCATCTGGAACTGTCCCTGTACCAAAGGTATCAATTTCAACCGCAACAGGATCAGCCTTGCCGATAGCATAGGAGATGGCTACCTGACAGTGTTTAGCATAGCCACAACGGACGATGTTCTTTGCAATGGCCCTTGCCATGTAGGCACCTGAGCGGTCTACCTTTGTCGGGTCTTTTCCGGAGAATGCACCACCGCCATGAGCAGCAAGTCCGCCATAGCTATCTACCATAATCTTTCGACCGGTCAAACCGGTGTCAGCTGCAGGTCCGCCCTCGACAAAACGGCCAGAGGGATTGATGAGGATTTCAGTCNTCATCNTCAAATGGGAACTTCTCGAACACNGGCCACANNACTTGGGAGATGATCTCACTGCGGAGAATCTCTAAATCCTTATCANCGCGGTGCTGTACAGAAACAATAATCGTTTTGATGCGCTTGGGCTTNTCATCTTCATACTCGACAGTGACCTGGGCTTTGCCATCAGGACCAATGCCTTTNATGACGCCNTTTTTCATGGTGCTATCNAGCTTTTGACAAATGCCATGAGCAAATACGAGAGGGAGCGGAAGTTTTTCTANNGTCTCATCNGTGGCATANCCATAAACAGTGCCNTGGTCGCCAGCGCCGAGCATGGANTACCAAGAGGTATCTCCCGCGCGGGATTCCAGCGCNTGATNCACACCACCNGCGATNTCCTTGCTTTGCTGGTGGACGAATACAAACACNATGAANTTCCAAGGNTTGTAGCCGACCTCCTCAAGAACTCTNCGGACCACCCAGCGGATGTCTACTTTTTTCGAGCAGGTGATTTCGCCCGCTACGATGATTTTGCCTTTTGTCGCCATGACCTCACAGGCCACGCGGGAAGATTTATCTTTGCGGAGGCACGCATCGAGAATGCTGTCTGCAATCAGGTCGCAGAGTTTATCTGGGTGACCCTTGCAGACACTTT